ACCGGGCGGCGATGACCTCCCACGCCATTTCGGTCGCATTGACCATGACGTCCTCCGGCTGCGCCGGGGCTGGAGCTTCTGCGCTGTCAAAGTAACTGAGCGGCACATAAAGGACATTCAGATCCAGCGGGCTGCCCCGGTACTGCTGCATGACGCACTGCCCGGAAAGGTCGGGATAATGCACGCCGTCGTTCGCGCCCCACGCCGCGATCCAGCGGTCGTACCCCGTGTCCCCGATTCTGTTCTCAAACCAGTCGAGATTTGCGTACACGCCGGTCCTGTTCCCGGCCGCTTCCATGGCTGCGCAGAAGGTCTTGCACATCGCGGTGATCGTCTCGTTAGACGGGAAGCCGTTCGTCTGCTTGTACCCGTCGGCGTCCTCCATATCAAACCACACGCCGAGACGGGGCTTTCGTCCGGCAAGAAACTTGAGACAGGCCTCCGCCTCCTGCCGTGCCTGCGCCTCGTTGAGCGCATAGCTGTACCAGTAAAGCCCCCACGGAATGCCGAGCTTCTCGCACTTTGCGATGTTCCGCTCCGCCCACGGGTCCGTGCTCGTCCAGAAACCGCCGCGGATGATGACGAAGCCGTCTTTATAGGGCGTCAGGTCCATGTCGCCCTGCCACTGGGAAATGTCTATACCGTTCATTTCCATGTCCCTCCGACTTTGATTTTTGCCACGGCGTCCCTCCAGACGCCGCCGACCTTGACTTTGACCTGTGCGGGTTTCCATACGCCGCCGACCTTCAAAAAAACTGTCAAGCCGAGCAGCGCGGGGGCGGTAAATGTCGCGGTTTGGACGGCGACCGCAGCGTCCACGCCGCCGACCTTAACGGTGATATTTACGCCCTCTCCGGCTTCGCCGACGAAATAGAATGTTGTCGTCCCCTTGGAGACGTCGAATGACGTGTCTTCCGTACCGGTCACGTCGCCGACATCGCACCGGAGCTTCCATTTTTCCGGTGGGTAATACGTCCCGTAGCCACCGTTTGCGCTCGTAAGCTCGGCTTTAACGACAAACTGCCTGCCGTTCAGGCGGGCGATGTAAAGCTTTCCGGAGAAGCTCCAATGGTTCGAACTTCCAGAAACGCTTTTTTCCTGCTCCCAAGCGCTGCCGCTTGGGAGCTCCGGTGCCGTTGTGCTCCATGCCATGACGCTCACCCCTTAGGAATACATAAGATATTCATCGCCGTCCACGCCGAGATCGGCGGCCGGCTCCGTCGTCCCGTCATAGCGCATATGGCTGGCGTAGGTGCCGGAGAAGATCCAGATGCTGTCGCTGATTTTCTTGAGGTCGATGTACTTCTTCGCCGGGACGGCGATGGAGCCGGTCGCGCTCTCTGTCTGCCCCTTGGCGACGTTGACCGGGGTGCCGATGCCCTCCCACTCGAAGGTGAACGGGTCGTTTGCGAAAAGGCGCGTCTGCCAGTTCGGCGGCAGCAGCGCCGAGACCTCCGCGGTCAGCTTGATCGTCATGGACGTTCCCCACACCCAGACGAGGGCGTTTCCCCACGCGAGATCGGGCGTTGAGCCGGGCGTGCTGATGGCGAGCTCTGTGCCGAAGCGCGCGTCGTTTGTCAGCTGGGCGACGCCGACGCGGGCGCTTGCGAGCGAGGAAACGACGCCGGTGATGCCGGCCGTGCCGAGCGACAGGACGCAGAACACGGCCTGGTAGTGCGTGCCCGCGGTGTTGATGTCCTGCTGTTCGAGCGAGGCGAAAGCGTCGAGCGAGGCGGCGTACTGGATCTGAAACTGCGCCTGCTCAAAGCTCGTCTTTGTGGCGGCGCGCGTGAGATCGATGTCGATAATGACGCGGGCGTAGCCGGAGGTCGCGCCCGTGACGGAGAGCGTCTCACCGGAGGTGCGCAGCTCGCGCGTGCCGATGAGGAGGCTGCCCGCGGCGACGGAGAGCGTGGCGGCGGCGAAGGTGATGCCGCAGCCGGTGAGGATGCCGTCGGCGAGCATGGCGCCGTAGAGGCGGCCGTCGTCGGACGGCGTGATCTTCTGGTTGGCGAAGGTGATGCCGGTGAGGCTCATTTCATCATCCCTTTCAGTTTTTCGGTTGCGGTGAGCAGCAGCTCGCCGCTGCGGTAGTAAAAGCGCCCGTCGGTCGAGCGCGTGCCGACGTATGAAATATAGCTTGTGAGAATTTCGCCGTAGACGGCGAAGGTGCAGGGGTCAAACACGGCGAACTCCCGGTCGGACCAGAATTCGATCTTGTGGGAGCTTGCGGCCTTGGCGAAGCGCTCGGCGGCCTTCGTCGCCGGATCGTCTCTGGCGGACACCGGCAGCGTGAGCCACGCGCCGGAGACGCGCCGCGCGGGCGGCGACGTGACGATTGCGCCGCTTTCGGTGAGATAGAAGTCGGCGGTCACGATGTCGTAAACGGTGTTGCCCTCGTCGTCTTTTACGTAGGTGATCTTGCCGGTCACCGGGTCTGTGCTCTCGATGCGCGCGACGCTGTGGCGCGTCGTAATCTTGGCAAGGCCGCTGTCAGAATAAGCCACGGAGGCGAGCTGCGAGTGGCCGTCGTTGAACGGGACGACCCGCGCGGTCTTGGAGACGGGCGTGAGCGTAAGGGTGAGCGTGTCCTCCTCGAACGTGAACACCGGCTTGATGCCGCGCATGCGGCGCAGCAGCCGGAGATAGTCCGAGATTGCGTAAAGGCCGTTGCCGTCCGTCTCCGGCGGGAGAAAGGCGGATGTGTCCAAATTGGACACGCTCAGATATGGCAGCGCGTACTGCTTGTCCGGCTGGGTGATATAATTCGCCGTCAGCTCCGCGGCGGCGAACGCTCCGCCGCTGCCGCTCGCGGGCGCGGTGTAAGGCAGCAGACGGGAAAAGGCCTCGCCGGGCGCGGCGAGAGCGAGCAGCGTTCGGCCGTCCTGCGGCGTCACGGTCGTAATTGTGTAGATCATGCCGTTGATGACCGCCCACGAGCCCGCCAGCGAGCGCTGTACGCCGTTTCCGACGACGGTGACGGTGCTGCCCTCCTGCTCGGCAGAGTCGATGCACAGCGAGCTGGAGAGCGGCGTGAGCGCGGCCACGGTCACAAAGTCGGAGAATCGTTTGATAAAAAGCATGTCAGACGCTCCTGTAGTAATAGAAGACCTCCACGTCCGCCGCGCCGGAGATCGCCGCCTGCGCCGCGATGGTGAGCGTGCAGGGCTCGGTCAGCGGAAGGCGGAAGAACGGCTCGCCGTCGAGATCGATCTTGGAGAGCAGGTCCGTAGCCGCGCCCGACGCGGAGAGCTTCCGAACATAGCTGTCGAGATAGTCCGTGGAGAAGAGCAGCGTCTCGCCGGCGGCGATGGTGTCGGAAATGCGGCAGGCGCCGTAGAGCTTGCCGGTGAGCTGCCCGGTGAGCGAGATGACCGGTGAGGCCGCGCCGCCGTAGAACGTGACGGAGATCGCCGCGGGGACGTGGCCGTCCGGGTGCAGCGTGCCGGAGAGCGAGGCGGTGGCGTCCTCGCCGTAGATGAGCTCGTCGGTGTAAACGATGTCGTAGCGCAAGGACTCGTCCGCGCTCTGCGAGGCGAGATCGAGCCGCGTGGCCGCGGCCTTGAACCACGGCGAGCGCGCGAGCAGGGAGAGCTCGCACGCGAGAAAGGCGTGCTCGTCCAGCTCGCCCTTGCTGATCGCCTGCACGTCCACGCGGCGGTGGAATTCCTCCGTGCCGTAGGGACAGTAGACGAGCTCAAGGTCGCCCGCGGCGGCGAGCCAGTTGATGAGCTGACGGTAGGCCGCGTAGGCCGGGCGGACGAAGAGCAGCGTGGCGTGCGGGGCGCTCTGCGGCTCGTTTGCCGAGCTGACGCCGACGAAAAAGCCGTTCTGGAGGTCGGCGTAGGTCTGCGCAAGCGTGACGCCGAGGCCGGTCGGGTCGGTGATATATACGCCCTTCTCGCCCTGCAGCGGCCAGCGCTCGCCGGAGCTGTTGAGAAAATAAAATTTCCGCATCAGATCGCCTCCCCAAACTCGCGGTTGACGCGCGAAATGAGGTAGTCCACCTCGTCCTCGGAGAGCGTCTGCGCGTAGACGTTGACGACGACGCCGCCTCCGCCGCCGGAGCCGCGCGACGTGCGCCATTTGTCGGCCTGCGAGGAAGTGAGGACGGCCTCGTTTGCGTGCAGCACGGCGGGAAATCCGTCATATGGCACGCGCCAGAGACCGGAGCGCAGCGGCGCGGCTGTCTTTCCGCCGCCTCCGCTGCCTCCCGTGGGCGTTCCACTGACACCGACGTCCACGCTGAGGCCGCCGAACAGGCTGTCCCAGATGCCTTTGAACCACGCCTTCAGCGATTCCCAGGCACTGGCGATGCCCTGCTTAATTTTCTCCACAGCGTTTTTGCCGATGTTCACGATGTCCTCCGCTTTTTCCTCAAAGCCCTGCACGAGGGCCTTGACGGCCTCCCCGGCGGCAATGATTAGCTCCGGCAGTGCCTCGATGAGGCCCTGCACCAGAGCGAGGATCAGCTCAAGGCCGGAGGCGACGAGCTGCGGGGCGTTCTGCACAAGCGCCATGAGAAGCTGCGAGATCATCTGCACCGCGGCGGGGATGAGCTCCGGCAGGGCATTCGTGATGCCGGTGATGACGTTGTTGAGAAGATCAAGCCCGGCGGTGAGAAGCTCCGGCGCATTCTCGATGAGAAAGCCGACGAGGGATATGATGACATCCACGGCGGCGGTGCCGATGCCGGGCGAGGCGGCGATGAGGCCGTCCGTGAGCGTCTGGAGGATCTCTCCGGCACTGGCGAGGATCGTGTCGAGATTCGCGGCGATTCCGCCGCCGAGCGCGGTGAGGATATCGCCGCCCATTTTCAGGTACTGCGGGAGCTTTTCGGAGATCTGCTGCACGCCCTTGGCGAGAAAATCGCCGACGACGGCGCCCATCTTCTCGGTATCGCCGCCGGTCTCGGCCATGGCGGCGGAGAAGTCGTTGAGAAACTGCGTGCCCTCGGTGGAGAGCGATTCGAGCGCCGGAAGCAGCAGCGAACCGAGCGCGGCCTTGGCAGCGCCGGAGGCGGTCTTCAAGCCCTCGAGATTCTCGCCGAGCTGGGCGTACTGCGCATAGAGCGGCTTTCCGTCGTCGCCCTTGGCCTGCGCCGCCTCGACGGCGAATTTGCCGAGCTGCTGGAAGCCCTTGGCGGCAACGACGGCCGCGCCGCCGGCTGCCACCAGAGCGCCGACCGTGCCGCCGGCGATCAGCTTGCCGGTGGCCTTTGTGACGGCCAGCGCGCCCTTGGCGACGGCGGAGAACGTTTTGCCGAGAGCCTTGGCCGCGGCGTTCTGCGTGAGCATCGCCTTGGTGTTGGCCTGCAGCGCGTTCTCGGTGTTGATGACCGCGGCGCGCGCCTGGTTGAGCTCCTGCCGGTATTTCTGCGCCTGGGCGCTGTTTTTGCCGTAGGCCTGCTCGGCGGCCTTGAGCTGGTCGGAAAGAGCCTTCTCTTTTGCCTTCTGGTCTTCAAGCGTCTGCTTGAGGATCTTGTGCTCGGCGGTGAGCGCCTTGATTTTTGTGCTGTTCTTGCCGAACTCCGCCGTGACGACGGCCATTTCCGACCGTGTGGTCTTGAGCGAGTTGTTCACGGCCTTCATCTGGTCGTTGAATTCCTTTTCGCCGGTCAGCGAGAGCTCGGTATCGATTTTTCTGGTTGCCACGGTCAATCATCTCCTTCCGCCCAGACGGGGGACTCGTCCCGCTTCGGCGGCGAGACGGCGGCGAGCATGTCGGAAAACTCCCCCGGCGAGAGAAGCAGCGCCTCGCGCACGCTCAAATTGAGGCAGCGCGCCGCCACGGCCAGCCACTGTGCCCGGATCGCGCCGGGGGATTCGCTTTTTTTTCGGCGTCCTCCCGCTCCCGCTCAAGGAGCACGAGGTTGATCTCCTCGTCGCGGTCCTCGGCGATCTCGCGCGCGAAGCCGAGACAAAACGCCTCGCGGATCGCGCGGCGCAGATTGACTGCGTCCGTCGGCGAGGCCGTGCGCATGAGATATTCCGCGTCGAGCGTCGGCACGGGCGGGCGGTGGAGGTAGGCTCGCTGCGCCGCGCCCTGCTCGGAGAGCAGCGCCGCGAGATGGCAGCAGCTCTCCCAGCCGTCGAGCGATGGGTCCATGCACTTTGTCGTCTCCAGCACGTCGCCGGTGCCGAACTCGTCATAGATCGAGAAGAGCGCGGCGGCGGTGACGGCGAGGACGTATTCGCTGCCGCGAAATTCATATTTCACAGAGCGCATAAACGGCTCCTTTCGGTCAAATTGAAAAGCGGAGGCAGCCGCGACGGCTGCCTCCGTGCGTCAGGTCGGAGCGAACTGCGTATTGAGCCACGCGAGCGCGGAGGTCTCCGCGCCGTCGCCGGTGAACTCCTTGCGGGCACGCCAGGAGCCGGTCGCGTCGGCAGAGCAGGCGAATGAGACCGCGTTGTTCTGCACGGTGATGCTGTCGGCGCGGGTCGCGGTGTCCGATTTTTCGGAGGACGCGATCGCGCAGACGCGGCGGAGGAACGTGGCGCGGAATACCACGGACTTGTCCTTGAGAAGGATTGGCTCGAGATAGCCGTATCCGCCATAGGGCGCGTGATCGTCCTTTCCGCTGTCCTCGCCCTCGGTCGCGGAATAGGTGTGGCCGTAAACGGAGGCGTTCAGCTCGAGATCGGAGCAGGTCGTCTCCACGTCGACCTGCGCGGAGACAAAGGCCTCGTCGCGCAGCTGCTCGGTGTCGTCGCCGTAGATGGAGAGCGTCGCGGTCGTGATCGCGAGCGTGCCCTTGACGGCAGCGCCGAGATCGAGAATGGTGGTGTCGTAGGTCGGGTGCGCGGCGTCGGGCTCGGCGGTGATCTTCGCCCAGAGCGCCTTGCGGATGCCGATCGGCACCTTTACGGTTTTGGCGTTGACTGCCATGGATTTTCACATCCTTTACAGATTCAAAGATTTGAGATAATCGTCCCAGACGGCGGCCTCGGCGGCGACGACCTCGTCGCTCGCTTCCTCGTTTGCCGTTTCCATCCAGTGACGCGCCGACATGCGCGGCGTGCCATACTCCAGAACATAAGCGACCTCGGCGTTTGTCTTTTTCCGGCCGCCCATGGCTTTGGTTTTGCGGATACCGCTGTACTCGCTGCGGCGCGTGCCGTTCGGCGTGATGGCGACGATCGGCGCGTCGCCCTTCTTTCGCTTGGCCTTGATGCTTTCAATAAGCTGGCCGGTGCGCTTCATCGGCTCGAGCGCCTTTTTCCACGCCTTGACGAGGACGGCGGCTCCGGCCTCCAACATAGAATACTGGACGTCCTCCGGCGTCTGGGCAAGCTGCGAAAGCGAAAGCGTCAGCTCGTCCATGCCGTTGAATTTGAAGCTCGCCATTAGATCAGCTCCAGCTGCACGATGGAGCGCAGCGCGTTCCAGTCATCGTCGTATTCGTGGATGGCCTCAAGCGTGTAGGTGATGCACCATGCGCGCAGCAGCTCGCACACGTCAAGCAGCAGCGTGTCGGAATTCTTCTGCGTGAGAATGTCGAGCTGCACCTTTTCAATGTCGAAAAGGTTCTGATCGTCTCCGTAAAGGCTGCGGCCATTTGTGTACGTATGCGCCACGATGCAGCGCTTCACGCCCTGCGGCGCGGCCAGCTCGTATGTCTCCGGGCAGACGGTCTGTAAAAGGGCGATGAGCTTTTCGAGCGTCATGGCTTCACCTCCGGCGCGGCGATCTCGAAGCGGTCGTCCATGCGGCGCAGGGAGAGGCGGGTGACGGGATTGCCGTCGGCGTCGTACTCATACTGTGCCTGCTCGACGCGCATCGGCGTGCCGCCGGAGACGGCGGCAAACATGCCGGTCTCGATCATGCGGCCGAACGGCACGACGACCATTTTGTCGATCTGCGTGCCGGCCTGCACGCTGTCCCAGAATCTGGCGGCGTACACGCTCTCCTCGCGCCCGAGATGGCGCGAGACGAAGCGCAGACGGGCCTGCAGCGGCGTTCCGGCGTCGAGGCTGTAGATCTTAACTTCTTTGTCGTAAACGTTCATGCGGTGCCCTCCTGCGCCGCCGTGGACGCGCTCACGATTCGATTGTTGAGCGCGTAGCGGAGATACGTCGGCATGGGCGATTCGCTCGCCCGCTGCCGGTACATCCAGGCGGCGTAGGCGCTCAGCAGCTCGTTGTCCGTCGGCGCGGCGAGATCGAGCGTGATACCCTTTGCCGCAAGCTGCACGAGCGCGGCGGCGAGCTTCGCCTCCATCAGCGTCTTGGTCTCGGCGGGAATGTCGGTCCCGGTGTAACCGAGATCGGCGACCATCAGGCTGTAGGCGGTCGTGGTGTCAGACACGGGGCAGCCCTCCTTTCAACGGGGTTTCCCCTGTGTCCAATTTGGACACAGGGGAGAAGCAGGGGGAGATCAGGCCGAGGCCTTTTTCGCCGTAACGACGACAACACCGTTCTTTACGGTGACCTCCACGTCGCCGGTAACCTCACCGCGGACGGTGAGGAGGCCCTCCGCGAATTTGTACTCCTCGGAGACGGCCACATCGAACCCGCCCCAGAGGCCGAGCTCGATGCTCTGCGGGTTGCCGTAGAACATCGTTTTCTTTGCGGTCGTGGCGAGCGTCAGAGTGGAGAGCGCCGTAACATCGGAGCAGAGACAGTAGCGGCAGGAGAGGCCGTTGTTGTCCTTGATCACGCCGGTGCTGGGCGTGGCCGCGTCGGGGATGATGGAGTAGACCGGGAGGAATTCGTTCGTGCCGCGGACGGCAGCGAACGCCTTGAGGTCGGCCTTGTTCAGGAACAGAACGGCCTGGCCGTCGATGCCCTCGTCGCCGCCATAAGCAAGGATGATGTTCGACAGGAGGTTCTGATCGAACAGAGCCGCGCCGGTCGTTGCAGATGCCGCAGCAGAGAGAGCATAGGAGTCGTTGAGATCGCTCGCGATTGCGGCAGCCGCAGCGACGCTCGTGAGCTTCTTGCGGAGCGCCCGACGCGCGGACTCATTGACCTTTTCTTCGTAGGCCAGCGGGGACTGCTTGCGGATTTCCTTCGACACGTAGGCAAGCGTGCCAAAGTTGGCAGGAGTGAACGACACCTCGGCGAACGTCGGCTCGCTCTCGGTGGGCGCGGTGCCCTCGGTGGTGATCTGGGAGGCGGTCGCGTCGGCAGTCATAACGGCCACCTTGTAGGAGGCCATGCCAGTACAGTCGGTGATCTTGATGAGGTCGATGAGAGCGGAGGGGCCGCCAACGGGGTCATTGATGCCGCCGACGCCGGTAGGGCCGATGACGCCGGTGCTAGAGCTCAGCACCGCGGCACGGAGGAAACGGCGGACGTCCTTGATGGTGCGGCGTCCGGTACGCTGGAACTCGGCCGCGGCGCGGGTGTCGAAGCGCTGGGCGCTGCGGCGGCGGGAGCGCGCCTCGCCGTCGTCAACGGTGCCGGTCTCGCCGGCAAGAGCGTCCTCCTGCGCCTTCTCTGCGTCCTCGATCTCGCCGATGACCTTGTCGAGATCGTCGCGGATCTTCTTGAGCTCGGCCTTGGTGTCGGCCTGGTTGGTCTCCAGCTCGGCGACGGCCGCCTCGATGTCGGAGGTGTCCTCCTCGGTCGCGTCGGCGATGGCCTGCGCGAGCTCGTCCTCGCGCTGCTTGTACCCGGCGAGCTTCGAGCGGAGCTCGGCCTCGCGCTTTTCGAGCTGGTCCTGTTTCTTGCGGAGCATGATCACTTTGAGCATTTTTCAAGTCTCTCCTTCATGTTATTTTTCCAGGCGGCGAGACGGCGCTCGCGCCGGGCGGGGGTGTCGGCACTGCGGGCGGAGACGCTCGTCTCCTCGTAGGCCGGGAACGTGACGACCGAGACTTCGTATAGCTTCACCTTGCGGATGAGCCAGAGCTCCGAGCCGTCGGGGTTGATGATGTACTCCTCGTCCAGGATGTCGAACCCGAACGAGCACTGCGAGACGTCGCCGCGCTGCACACGCGCATAGAGATTCATCGCGTCGCCGTCCGCCGTGTTGATTTTGATGACGCCGTAGAGCCCGCGCTCGTCTTCGGTGAGCGTGAGCGTTCCGGCGGCCGTGCGGCCGAGCACAATGCGCGTGTCGTGGTCGCACAGGGCGCGGACGTCGGCGTGAAGCTCGTCCGCGAAGGCGCCGGGGGCGACGCGCTCCGTCGCGCCCGGCCAGAGGAAGTAGTCCGAATTGAACACGGCGAAATAGCCCTCGATCACCGGCTCGCCGCTCTCGAGCGTCCGGGTCTGGAACGAGCCCGGAATGCTGCGGATCTGCCGCGCCTGCCGGTCAGGTTTCGTCGGCATTGTCATCGCCTCCTGTCAGTTTTGCTTGATCGCCGATCCGGTCGGCGGGGATGTAGTTCTCCAGCATCACGAGCTTGTCGAGCCCTTCCCGTGGGGAGAGGCCGATCCAGTCGCGCACCTCGTTTCCGGTCATCAAGCCGCGGATGTACTGCGCGTCGCCGATGTCCGCGAGATCTTTGAGATCGTAGGCATAGAGGCTGCGGCTGTTGAAGCGGAAATAGAGGTCGCTCGCGTAGAGCAGCTTTTTCGTGAGCTCCTGCTCGATCACCTGTGCCAGCGGGCGCAGCACCGTGGAAACGAACACGTTGAATTCCTCGCGGTTGAAGCTGCCGACGCCGAGCAGGAAGCCCGGCACGCCGAAGATCGCGCCGACGCTGCGGCGGTCGAGCTCGACGCCGTCTTTGATGGCGAGGTCGGAGAGCGAGAGAGGCTTGACACTGTTCACGCTCATCACGTCCGCCGGTAGCACGACCGGCTCGTCGGAGTTCGTCCGCTTCCAGAACTTTTCGAGGAACTCCGTGCGAAGCTCCTCATCGGCGAGGTTGGCGTCGGCGTTGACCGAAATGATGATCGGTGGTTTGTACTCGCTGGACATCATTGCGGTCTTGGTCGTCTGCGCGGCCATGATGCTGTCCACCACGGCAGAGAGCTGCACGCGCGGCGAGCAACCGAGCCACGGCTTTCGCACATCCGGCCGCAGCCGGAAGTGCAGCACCTCGTCCGGGCGGAAGGCCGTGCCGTTCTGCACGATCTCGTAAGGGTTGCCGTCCGGCCGGAGCTGCGCGATTGCCTGCGGCATGGGGACGAGATCCGTGAGGATCCCGCCGGACGTGGTCGGCAGGACAAAAGCGTTGCCCTCAAGGAGCATCTGCTGCACGATCCAGTTGATCCACGTCTGCCTCGTCGTGAGCGAAAAGGGATCGATATCAACCTTTCGCGCCAGCGCGTTGCGGACGCGGACGTCGCCCTTGTCAGTGTTCTGCATGAGGTGGATGGTCATGCTGCCGATCATGTCGGCAATGCGCCAGATGGCTGCGGCCACCTCCGGCGCGTCGATCATTGCGTGGTATCCGGCCGGGCAGATCACGCCCGGCGACGTGGGCAGCAGCCCGATGGCCACACTGCGCGTCTGCGTTGCCGCCTTATTGCGGCGGGAAAAAATGCCCGATTCAATCAGCCCCTTTCTTTGAACTCCCAAACCAGCGCGCCGCGGCGGCGCTCTTGTCCGTGTCGATCAGCATCCGTATGGTTGCGAACACGGCGGCGTCGAAAACGTCGATGCGGCTGGTCGGGGAGATCTTCTCGTACTGCACGGCGTCGTCCACCTTCTCCTGCGCGCGGACGTTCGAGATGCAGTACTCGAACGGCTCGGCGTGGAAATAGCAGAGGCAGCCGATTTTGGCTTTGTGTTCGATATAACGGAAGCCCTCGCTCTTCTGGAGATAGAGCTGCGGCTGGTCCACCACGGAGAAGCCCGCCTTTTTCATGGCGGTGTAGTAGGCACGGGCGAATTTGCGGTCGTGCCCGATTTTGCGGATCTTCCAGCCCGCCGCCTTCCAGGCGAGGAACTGCTTGACCGGCTCGGTCGGGTCCATGCTCGGCTCGTTCGGCATGTCGAGCCAGCCGTCCTTTTGCCAGCCGAACAGGGGGATGTTGTCCTGGTCGGCCTTCTCTGCCGCGGCCGTGATGGGAAACCAGCAGTGCGGCAGGACGCAAAGCACGTCCTCCGGCGGCGTCCATTGCTCTGTTGCAAGGAGCTTTGCGGGGATCTCGCCGACGAGCGCCGCGGCGGTGAGGTCGTGGAGCTTGGAGAGGTCTGCGCCGCCGTAGGCGGCCTTGATGAGCTTCGCGGCCTCGGCTGGGGAGATGTCGTACCGGAGGTCGCTCCGGCGGAACTCTTCCACGTCGAACCATGCCTTGAAGCTCGACACGAACACGTTGAGCGAGCGCGTGAGAAACTCCTTGCGCAGCGTCGGATTGTGCTCTGCCTGCAAGGCGGCGGCGAGCATGTCGTCCGGACGGATGGTCACGCCGTAGGAAGGGTTTGCCGCTCGGTGAACGGCCGGAGAGGTGAAGTCCACCTCGCCGTCCGGCGAGCGCGGAGCCTCGGCCATGAAGCAGAACATACGGTCGGCGTCCGGGCCGGTGATAACGCCGCGGAGGATCTTCTCCATATAATCGCGGTGCTGGGCCGCAAAGCTGACGCCGTCGTCGCCAGCGGTGAACGTGGTGAGGATGAGCTTGTTTGTGTAGCCCTTCGAGGCGTCGCGGAGGCGGGTGTAGGCGCGGGGGTCTTTGTAAAGCTCCAGCTCGTCAAGGTGGACGAACGCCGCGTTGAACGAGTCGAAGAGCTCCGGCTTAAAAGCGAGGGTCTCGAGGTCGATGTGACCGCCCCAGATCTCGCCCTCCACGCTGTGGCCGAGCGAAGAGTCGATCAGCCGCAGCTTGTCCGGCGGGTTGTTCTCGGCCACGAGGCCGAGGCGCTTTAGGTTGTAGACGAGCCAGTCGAAGCCCTCCATGCCCTGCTTGAGCGAGCCGGCAACGGTCTTGCACTTCGCGCCGCTGCGCCTGTGCCAGAGGGCAAGCGCGAACTGCAGCGCCTCCGCCCAGGTGGTTTTGACCGTTTTTCGCGGGGCGAAAACCCCGGCCTCGGTGAACCGGCGGATGCCAGTCTCCGGATGGCAAAAGCCACAGATGGCGAATGTGCAGAGCAGCTGCCAGGGCATGAGCTCAAGCGGCGAGCCGCGCAGGGGTGTGCCGTCCAGCCGCTCGCCCTGGGAGAACGCGAAAAGGCCGGTCATGATCTCCACACAGAACTCCGGCAGCGCCGCGCGAAAGAGCCAGCGGCCGCTGTCGAGATCGTCGAGAAAGCGGCGGCAGGTCAGCCGCGTCAGATCGCAGATGCCCTCGTCCGCGGCGGTCTGCTCGGCGTAGGCGAGCACCTCCGCCATGTGCGGAGAGCGCGGCGCGCGGGGGTGGCGGTCAAATACGGTGTCCAATTCGGACACGCTCTCAGCTCCTTTCCGGGAAAAGCAAAAGAGCCCGAGCCTTCGCCCTGTCGGGTGGACAGGGAAAAGGCTCGGGCTCTCAGGCTCTGGCGCTTATTCGATGTTTGATTCGGCGGCGTCATAGCCGCTGACGCGCTCGGCAATGGCGTCAAGGCGGGCGACAATCGCGCTTCGCTCGTCCGGCGCGTCGCCGGTTCCGCGCTCGCGGAGGCGGCGCAGCGCTTTCGGCGTAAGGCCGAGCGCGTCGCGGTGCGCGAGGATCTCTCGGCGCAGGTTGGTGATGATGGCGTAGTGCGGATCGAGCGGCGACGGCGGCACGCCCGCCGGTGCGGTAGCGCGCCACGCCTTTTTCGCGCGCTGGAGGTCGCGCTCCAGCTCCGCAAGGGTTTTGATCTCCGGTTCGAAGGCCGGCTGATAAACGCCGAGAGACCGGAGCTGCTCGGCGTAGACCTGTTCGCGGGTCAAAAAAAACCTCATCCTTTCGGGGCCGGCAGGCCGCGGGATCGGCGGCTCTGTGGTGTTAGCCCAAGGCAGTCACGCAGCACAAGGATCTGCTTTGTCAACTTGTCCTGCGCCCCGATCCACGTCGCTGCCTCACTGGCTTCGCCTTCATTGATCGAACGGGTGACGTGATTTGTGATTCGTAGAAACTCGTTTTCAGCAAGCACGAGCTTGGCGACGGTGTCTTCGTCTCCCGGCGAGACTGCCGCACCGAGAAGATTGACATATCGAGAGAAGGCGGCGCGAAGACCGTCCGGCAAATAGTCTGGAGTGTTAAGCATTGGCAAGACCTCGCACGATTTCTTGTTCACGTTCCGACAGCTGCCATTTCTCGTCGGCTTTCCCGGCGGCGGCTTTCCCGGCGGCGGCTTTCTCGGCGGCGGCTTTCTCGGCGGCGGCTTTCTCAGAGATCAGCATCCCAGCACCGAAGATCGCTTTGCCCGCTTCACGCTGCGCATCAAGCGCGCGGGTGAAGGAGCACGCGTTCCGAGGAACGGAGAAACCAAAGCCGTTGCGAAGAAGCGGCGAAAACATCGAAGACGTGACAAGCTCCGGGGGATATTCGTAGTTCGGGAGCTCTGCAGTCTCCGCTGCGCGGTTTGAATCCTCCGCGGCTTTGATCGCGGCATACAACTCCGGCGAAGCCTCAATGCGGAGATTGCCCATATTGGTCACAAAACCGATGGATATGTTCGCGCCGTTCTCGAATGTTAAACCGATGCCGAGAGGGAGGTAGTTCATCTCGCCCGATGCCGTGGAAAAAAGGGTTAAATGTGGAGCGAAAAGCAGAAACCGGATGCCGCGTTTGCTGTACCATCTGCAAATCTCGCTCAGGATCGAAAACGGAGGGTTATCGATAACAACACAGCCGTCCGGGTATGTGAATTTTTGATAATCGCCGCCGGGATAAAACGGCCGGACGATCGGCGCGGCTTCGATTTGGTAACGCGGAAGCGCCCACGCCAGAAGCGCGTTGTAGACATTGGCCGGGGTGTAGCAATCGTCCGTCGTCAGTTTTGGCTTAAACTTCTCGACGAACGCGTCGTACTCTTCTGTTTTTTCGCTTTCCAGTATCCCGGAAAAGTTTCCGCCGTCCAGTTTGATAGCCGACACGTCAAAGCCTGTTAGCTCAATGGACAGTCCCGCATCTCGCAGCGCAAGCAGCTCTGAGCTTACAAGATCCTCATCCCAGCCGGCAGCCTCAGCGAGCCGGTTGTCCGCGAGAATGTAAGCGCGGCGCTGGTCGTCGGTCAGGTGCTCGACAAGCACGCACGGAATTTCCAAAATCCCTTCTGCGCGAGCCGCTTCGATGCGGCCGTGACCGGCAATCACATCACCGGCGGCGGTGATGAGAACCGGCGACACGAAGCCGAATTCCTGGAGCGATTTGCGAAGCTGCTTAATCTGCGCACGGGAATGCGTGCGGGCATTTTTGGCGTAAGGCTTGAGAGATTCAATCGGCCGGAGTTCCAGCCGTGTGGTCATGTTCATGTCGGCCTCCAATGCGCGCGGCGATCGCGCGCGGTTTCCCGCCCACGGCCCGGCCGGGCGCGCGGGCGCGTTTTGGTGTTGCCCTTTGCGATTTTTTTCACTCCGAAAATTTTCCCGCCGTGTGTGCGCAGAGCCCCGCCCCCAGCTGTAAGCGGCCCACGGCGGCTCAATTTCGGGAGGGGGGG